TAGGCGAAAAATAATGTGGAAAGAAACTCGGCTAAATACGCATACATTGTACTGAATCGATATAAATTATACTACGAAATAATCGCTCACATTAATTGTAAAATGTTGGTGGGTTGGTATACTTGTGTGTAACTTTTGCAGGGACTCTTGACCCGCCCGATCTTGTCCGATGTAATGCATCACGCTGTGTGTTTTGATCTGTTTTTGTCGTAAACGACAACTTCTGTGTGTCGCTATATAATGGTTGGGCGTTGAGAGAACCGTTCGCAATATATTGAATGCGATTCTTAGCAATCACATTCGATGCATCTCGATTTCCGCCAACCCATTTGTTTTCGGGCGATGAACCCTGCTCGACCGCACCCCTTCGTGCAAAGGCCATTCGATTCAATGCGAATGAAGAACTCCCATCGGACGTAATATCTTTCATGGGCATCGCTCGTTCTCCTCCAAGAACTGCATTGTTTATCTGTTGAAGTATTGGTCTCATTGATATCATGTTTATGCGTTATACATTATATCAACAAATAAGTCTTATTGGATTGAAGTTCGCGCCTAAAAGTGTCTCATGCGCGATACATATGATCCGTTTGATTGGTCACCACCGTTCTTTAAATCGTTGTAGTTGCGATTTATCGCCTGTTGACGCCTAAATGTTATGTAATCGGACGAATCGTATACATATTTAACGTTTCCGGATGCACCCGGGACTCCAGAATCGTCACAATTATTTACCAAAGAACCAAGATAAATTTTACTGCCCGCCCATCCGATGGAACATGTGCTCATTCCGGTTGGTCCGCCACACTTGTAATTCGTGCGTGCGAGAAAGTCACCTGAATTGTTTACAGCGCGAAAGGGCGTGATTGCGCGAGTTTTGCCGTTATAGGTGCCCGATGCGAACGCCGTATTCCATCCATTGCGTAATATACTACGAACGGCGGCTTGGGAACCATCCTTATAGTTCAACGTAGTTTGTTTTGGGGAATATCCCTGATATGGTCCTCCGAGTGTAGTCATTTATATACTAGTCGCATACTTTATTGGAGGAGGCCGAAGTTTTCAGAGTGAAATCTGCTGGCTATAATTGAAGGGGTTCGTCGTCTAAATATATCAGTTAGATATATACATAATCATGGAGGTCAATTTAGAGACTCTATTGAAAAAAAATCAGCTTATGTCGTATAACTCTGATTGTATTCGAAAAAAATCAAACTGGAGTAAGTCGGGTTCTGTATATAAATTTGATTCCGATACATTTGACCCTGAAATGCTACTAAACGATATGTCCGAACGCTCTCCCAAATTAGATGCGCTACTTTCGAACATAACCAAGTTAGACGCCACAGACATGCAACGCGATGGTCAACGATACAAACATTTTATATTTTGTGATGTGAAATCGGGCACTCAGGGCGCGCGCATGCTGGCGTCGGCATTTATTGCTAGCGGGTTTCATCTTGGATATAATGCACAGAAAAAGGGGGAGGCAAAGCAATCTTCACCAAACGATAAAGTGAAGCGAAAATCAACTTCCAAAAAGGTGCGTGAAGATACACCAAGACCTTCGTCCGATTTGCCCGCGAATGTAGAATTACCCAAATTTGAACCAATGGAGGGGGTATTTGAGGATGAAGAAGAAGACGACGATTCCGAGGAAGAGGAAAGTGACGAAGACACAGATGAGGACAAAGAGGGGAGCGATGAAGATATTCAAACGAAAAAAACAGTTGGTGGGGCCGATTCTCCTAAATCACCCAGTACTAAAAAAAAGGGGTCAAAATCGCGGTTTCAGAAATTGGAAATGTACGACACGGCTCATTTAAAACGAACACAAGGGAAGAATTTCTATCTGTTGTCTTCAGTCAACGTATACGATCAACCAATCAATGTGAAATTGAAAAAGCAAATGTTATCAAATTTCAATCAACGTCCGTCAAATATACACGGCAAGGAGGTGCGGTTTATAATTATGGACAGCGGGTTTAAAGAGGGTATTGATCTCTTTGATATCAAATATATTCATATTTTCGAACCAAGTGTAAATACGGCTGACCAAAAACAGGTTATTGGTAGAGGAACACGCACGTGCGGACAAAAGGGTTTAACTTTTCACCCAACACAGGGTTGGCCGTTACATGTTTTTGTGTATGATATGAGCATTCCCGAGACGATTCAACCAGGATTTATGGATTCGGAATCTACGTTTGATTTGTATTTGAAATCGATGAATGTGGATATTCGGCTCGCTCGATTCGCGGCAGATATAGAAGAGACTTCTATATACGGATCGGTTGATTACGAATTAAACCGAGAAGTTCACACGTTTAATATACCCGATGTCCAAGACGGAGGGGCGCCCAAGCGATCTCGTGCGAAACTCATTGTCGACGACCTTCCTCCGATAGTTGCCGACCCAACTGGATCGTCTATGCAGATACGCCTACCTTCGGGTCAGACGATAAGTGGTATGGAATCGAAACCAATGGGCTTTAAATTGACGCGCGAGTATGTTCAGAAGTTTTTTTCTGACTGTAAATGGACAGATGTTAAAATGGAGAATTTATGTGAGGATATTAAAAAGGGCGGTGCGGTGCAAATTGAATATACACCCACTCAGCGATTTATAAAACAATATTTCACTCCCCAGTGCCCGGTGAAAGGTATGTTATTGTGGCACAGCACTGGAACCGGAAAAACTTGTTCTGCAATTGCTGCAGCTACATCAAACTTTGATCCACAAGGTTACACAATATTGTGGGTAACTCGAACGACATTGAAGAACGATATTTGGAAAAATATGTTTGATCAAATATGTAACGAGCAGATACGGACAATGGTCGCCGATGGTATTACATTACCAGAAGATCATGCAAAACGAATGCGCATGTTGTCCAAGGCTTGGCGAATACGCCCCATTTCATATAAACAGTTCAGTAATTTGGTGTCCAAGGAGAACAATTATTACAAACAATTGGTGTCGATCAATGGGGAGTCAGACCCCCTTCGTAAAACGCTGCTTATCATCGATGAGGCGCACAAATTATATGGTGGTGGTGACTTATCATCCTTGGAACGTCCCGATATGAATGCGCTGCACGGTGCCTTAATGAACTCATACGCCATGTCTGGAAGAGAGTCGGTTCGCGTATTGTTAATGACTGCTACTCCTGTTACTGAAAATCCGATGGAAATGATAAAATTGGTAAATTTGTGTAAACCGATGGATGATCAAATACCGGCGCAATTTCCCGTGTTCTCTGCTGAATATTTAAACGAAGAGGGTGGATTTACGCCAGACGGCCGCCGCAATTACTTGGATAATATTGCGGGGCATATAAGTTATTTGAACCGAGAACGCGATGCACGTCAATTTGCGCAGCCAAAATTAAAAAAAATAATGGTTCCTTTGGTGAAAAATATCCAAGAAATTTCGCTCATGGATAAGCGATTTGTGCGATCAACTATGGATAAGGATGTCCAAGAAATAAAGGGGCGAATCGAAACTGAAAATGCGAAAATTGAGTCGGATATGAAAGACCTCGACGCGACACGTTTTTACGCGTTACGAGATATTTGCGATGAATATGATGGGGTTGTAAAAAAGGGGTGTTTAAAGATTGCGAATTCTAAAATACGTGCACTAGTAAAAGAAGCTCGTGCACAGACGAAAGATATTAAACAAACTGTAAAATCGATTCGTGAAGAAATGAAAAATAAGAGACTATATCGCAGGGAAGCATTAAAAGAAATGAGCGAACGGTTGAAAGAATCACCAGAGGAATTGGCCAAATTTCAAAAGGGGATGTATTATACATTAAAATATGAATGCGGTAAAAACGCGGTTGCTACCCCCCAATTCGACGAATTAAGCCAAATGCATCCAAGAGTTGCTCAGTTGCGCAAAGAGTTGGACGGATATGATGCGCATATTAAAGAGTTGGATGACGGGTTAACCTTATTTGCAGATGCACATAAAACGAAAATGAAGGACTTTCGCAAAATATTACGTTCGTATTATTTATCGGATTTGGAACGCTCGGTGGTCAAATCTACAATAAAAGATGCACAGAAACAATTTCGCAAAACAAGAAAGGATCGATTAAAACTGGTCGCGTCCGACAAAAAGGACATCGGTCGAACACAAAAGGATGTGAGAAAACAATTGCGCAAGACGATGCGGTCATTGAAAAATGATGTAAAATTGGTCGCAAAAGAGCAGAAGAGTCAAGATAAGGAAATCAACCGTGCGGAAAAACAATTGCGTAAAACGTTGCGTAAACAGGGGGAATTGCGGGAGGAATTTCAAGACGGTGTGATGAAAAATTTGATGAATAAATATACATTGGAAGTGAATGATGATCTAGCAACTCAAATTGAGATGTTGAAACAAATGGCCGAGGAGAAGGCCGCTAAGAAAAAGGAAAGGGCAGACGAAAAGGCCGCTAAGAAAAAGGAAAAGGCGGACGCGAATGTGACTAGGAAACTGGAAAAAGAACGTGCGAAAATCGCCAGGAAACAGGAAAAAGAACATGCGAAAACTGTTAAGAAACATGAAAAGGACACGGCAAAAGCGGTGCGCAAGGAACAAAAGGATACAGAGAAGCGCGATCGTTCCGAAAAGAAAAACAATGAGCGAATTGCGAAAAAGAGTATTCGTCTGACTAAAAAAATTCGCATTAGTAAAACAGCAAAAATATAATGTGATTGTAATGTAAATGAATTCTGACGACATATCAAGTTCGCCTCCATGTGATAATAAATTTGTGGACGAATTAACCATGAAACTGCTTTCGAACAAAACGAATTATGCGAAATATTTAGCCATGACCGATAGTCGCAAGCACGAAGAGCGACAACAATTCATACAAGATTGTCGCGCATATAAAGATGATATGATCGATATGACTCGGCGAATGTGTAAAAACGAAGATGTCGAATATAGTTCAGACGTAACGGATGCATTTGATGAATATGCACGAACACTTATACGTTATATTGAGGTAAAACGTCGTTCCGATGAGGTGCAGCGAGAGTATGATGAAACTACGAATAAGTCTGATGACGATGAAAATACGATGTTCCCCGCGAGTATCGACGAGGTAAAGACTAAGCCGCAATATAAAGGAACACGGTCAACACTTGATTTTTTTATTCGCAAATAAACGTGGGTTCGCTTCACCTACGTTTCGTCCAAAAAAATGAGTGGTTTATATAATATAATGATTCTATATATTATATGAAAATGGGAAATAAAGGCGGTAAAACCCGCAAAATGCGAAAAAGAAAATCATATGTATCTCGAACATCTACATCCAAATATCATATCGGCGATAAGGAGATGGATCCGAGCACCGATGGTGCTAATCTTCAGAGTTTTAAACCCATGAATTGTAATCCGATGGTCGACGATAAAACGGCGGTTAAAGGATCGTGTTATACGGAGGATGCGTTGAATGAGATAAAAGATGCATACAATGATAGTCATGAGCGAGAAATACACATTACTGCGACAGATCCAAAATATATCTGGTTAGAGTTACGAAAGCGCTTAACCGATTGTAAAGCAGAAGACTGTTGGTTAAATTTGATAAAAAATCCGGATACGCGGCGAAAAATAGACAATATTATGTTTGCACCCGACCAACCGAACGAATGGACGGAAGATCCCATCGCATGGTTGTCTAATTATGATATAGCAGCCGTGCTGCGACAATATGAAAAATCCCATAATAATTTTAAATTATTGGGTCCGACCGCGATTGATTATGATACGCGATTGGGAGATGGAAAATGTGTATGGAACGACTTGTGTAAGTTATCATTATCTGAATTAATGGCCGACGGAAAACGAAAATTGGGCGTCGTGTTTAATTTAGATAAACATAATCAGTCTGGGTCTCACTGGGTTTCAATGTTTGTAGATTTAGACCGTCATATTATATTTTACTACGATAGTGCAGTAAATCCGGTTCCAAGAGAGGTATCTAGATTAAAAAATGAGATTATTCGTCAAGGCAAAGCATTGGAGACGCCCATTCGTTTTAAATATATACAAAATAATTATTCGCATCAAACCACAAATACGGAATGTGGTATGTATTGTCTATTTTTCATCATTACGTGGTTGACGGAAGAAATCGATCGACGCGTCGCAAATAAACATGCATCAAAAATTATGGGTGGTCGAACAAAACGATTGACTCTTGACGAGTTAATTAAACTCTTCACACAACCCGGAATTAACGACAATATGATGATTGAATATAGACGAATATTTTTTAACAAAAAATAAATATTGTTTGTATCATTTTCTATTGATAGTATAAGAATATGAAACCGTCCATTAAACATAATAAAACGAAGAATAAGCGTAATAAAATGTCTCCGAGAAAAGGCAAGACTACATCTAGAAAAAATGATAACTGGAAATATTTTGGCGGGAAGCGACGGGTTGAAAAGGTATATATCACATTTGGTAAGAATCATACGAATCCTGATATATCAAGCGATATACGAATAATAAAAGGGCCGGCATCGAATAATGCGGAAGAGAGTCGCATGGGCTATTTGGTAAATTTTGTAGCATCGACCGCCAACGATTTTGAAGAGGAATTGGCGCAAATATTAAAGGGTTTGCCCGAGGTTGATATAAAGCGCAAAAAGTATGAGATGATATTTTACGACAATGATGCACCTATGTTGCAGGGGTCTGAAACACCATTATCTGCTAATTGTAAATCAAAAACGGCGGTTAAGAAGGCGCCGATTAACAAATAGACTAACTCATTCAGAAATCGCCAAGGAGTTCGTCCAATCATTTATATTATTGTATCTGAATAACTCAGATATAATGACCCTATTCATATTGCCTGAAAATCAAAAGTTAATTTGGGATACAATGAACAAGGCCCCACTATTTGCCGATTTTGTCTCACAATCAAACGAAAACAAGGATGTTTGGTTTCGGGATATAATTCATCAAATGTATGAAAAACACCGTGATAAGACGTTAACTATTCCTGAATTGCGTCAATTAAATAAAGAAACCATTTCGCAGATGTTAAGTTCGCTGAAAACGCGTAATCAGCCGTTAAATGTAACACCACGCCCCGAGTCGTTTCGATTTAAATCGATTGATGCTAGTCGAACGGGCTCTGCATCCGCATATGAATCGGCTAATCTAGCAGATTCGTCTGTTGGATTTCCCATAAACGATAATAAAACTGCTACTCGTAATTACATGTTAGACCAAAAACACGAGGTATTAAACAATCAATTTCTTACTCGGCAGAAAGAGTTCGACGATATGATACAGCGTAAACCGGCCAAGGAGATTGATTTTCGTGAACAAACCGACACAGATCGTCCGATTGAAAACATGGATGAATTGTTGAAAAAGCATATTCGTGCGCGCGAATACGATGTCGAAATGACTCAACCGCCCGCAGAAAACGCAGGTGAAGCGAAGCGAAAGAGTTTAGACGGTTCCGCACCGCAGGATGTTTTGACGAACTCTTCCATTTCCGTCCAAAAGAATGTGAAATGGGCACCGAATCTTGAGTCAACATCTCCTGGGCCAATGCATATAGAATATGATATATTCCAAGATTTTGTGAAAAAAACAACACAAGAGTTATATGCATTACGTGCAGAAATCGACCAATTAAAGGCTCAGGTTGGCGATGGAAACCGTGCGAATGCTATAGTCGAAAGGAAAACGGGTGTGAACAGCGGCGTTACCGATCCGCTGGCCCCCAATAATTTATTAGCCAGAATGCGAAAAACGGTCAATAAAAATAGATCCGATACTGGATCTATATCAATTGCGCAGCTTGAGCGCTTAGAAGATATATCCGACACATTCCAATAATATTTGTTTATGCAGATGCATACGCCTCAATGATATTTAAAATGTTATCATCTTCGTCGGGCAGCTCAAGTGGTCTTAGACGAGCGTTTCGTCGAATAAGTGGTGGGGGGTGGAGTGATGGACTTTCGGGCATGAATTCCAACGGGATACTGTCTGGCCCAGTGTTTGTTAGCGCACGCATGACGTTTAATCTGCCCGGTGTAGAATATGCACTTGTTGGCGCACGTTGCAATACAGGGGGGCGCATAGGTGTGGTGGGGTCAATCTGCATATCGGATACAGTGTTATAGGTGGTTTGTCTTCCCTGTGAATCTTCGCGGGCAGCGGCGAACTTAACTGCTCCGCTCGGATTCTCGATTGTCTTAATTAATACGTTGAGATCATCGTATAGGCCATTTAATAGCGCGTCGTCCTTCAAATTGTGCTGTTCAATAAAATCCAAAATATACTTTCGCAATGCATTCGAACGTTTGCGCAAATTCTTGCGTTGAGCATATCGCTCGGATTCAATTCGGTCGTTCTCAATCACATTCTCTGCACATATTTCGTGTGATGCGCGGTTAAATACAATTCTTGTTTCCGACATCAGCGATTGAACGCCCAATCGTAGATATTGACTAACGACGAAATGTGGTTCGTAGACACATTCGGATATACAGCTCACCAGTGGGGGCATGTCGGATATCTCGACTTCAATATGCGAACCGTCACGCGAATTGGTCGCGAATATCGTCGCTACGCATGTATCCGGATTAGAGGTTATAATATGATACTGTTTTTTTGATTCGGATGATAACATTCCTAATGCGAGTTCATCGACAAATTTGCCCGTAATATAGTCAAATATTTGACCATTCGTCATTCGAATAACCGCATTGTCCAATACGGGGTGTGTTTCGTTGTATACGATTTCACCATAAACATTCCCGGCATGTTCTAATTGGCTAACAAACCAATTCGACGTGAGTGGATTTCGATGTCCCAGAGCATACATGATGCTGGAGTTGTGGTCGTCCCCGAGAGCGATAAAGTTCGCCGACACGCCCGATGGTATTAGGGCGGCAAGTGACTGAGGGTTGTGTTCGCCGGCGGTGGTATCTCCATCCGTCAACAGAACAATCATACGGCGGCTCTGTGGTAGGGTGTCTACAGTTTCTCGCACATGATCTGCTACGGTATTCAAGGCCAATTCAATATTCGTTAAATTCTGGGGGTGCATTTTGGAAATTTTCTCAATCAATTCATTTACGTTTTCGGGAGTTACCTTGGTAAGTTCAATATACCTATGAATCGCGTCATCGAATCCGACGACACGAATATATACATTCGCGGCCTTTTCTGCGAAATAGTGCACCATATTGGTAAGAGTATGGATTATCAATTGCATCTTGGTTCGACCGTCGCGAGTCTTATCGGACATCGACCCAGAGACGTCTACCATAAAATCGAACAGTTGTGGGCATGTGTTCATTTCCATGTTTGTTACATTAAAACTCAATGCGCCGTAAGTTGGCGGAGTATCCGATGAAACAAACGACTCGTGAATAGACGGTATGCTATCGGGCAAATCATTCGCAAACCGAATCCACCCATTTTGAATAAGATCGTTGTTAAAGTTAGACATTGTTAAAGTTCAAATAGTTGATATATATTTTACCCGTATATCAAGTTCAATTTTATGAATTTGATATAAGTTTTCTTCGTTCAATTATCTCCTATATTTTTCGTTGTGGTCGATTTTTCCGTCGCGTATTTGTAAAAATGATGCTAATACTGCCTTGTTTTTATCAGCATATTGCTCAGACTGTAATTTTGCCTTGTATTCCTTTTTCATTAATTGTTCCCGCATAACGCGTTCTTGCTCTTCCAACATATTTGTGGCCTTTTCTTTTTCGAGTGGGTCATACGAATGTTGGCTTCGCGCTCTGTTAAATTCGTCTACTGATTTATATGTTTGGATTTGTGCAAAATCCTGTTCACTTACAGCGAACACAGTTTGATCGCGATGGACCTTTCGTAAATCGTCGTATTTTAATTTAGTGAAAGGGTCGCACGAAACATATTGATCGGATTCTTCGTCATATAGCGACGAATTACCCGCGCTTGTAGTATGAACCATTTCTTGGACACCTCTATATTGAATAAGTCCATTTGCCTGTTGTTTAATTTGATTGAATGCCTCGCCCATATTATTACTCGACGGTTTTCCTTCCGGTATTTGGAAATTTGCGCGATCCTGCGTAAACCATTCGTTTCTACTCGCGTCTGGACGTGAACCCATATTATTACTCTCAAATAATTGATTGAATTTATCTTGGAAATCTCGTGTAGGAATAGCACCAACTGTTTTAGTTATTTTATTCACAGTAGACGGATTGTGTTCATTGTCGGCGGGTGTATACACGAGTCGTTTTCCATCAACCGGTTTTGTATGTCTATTTTGATTATCGTAAAACTGAACAACTACATCAAATGCCTTTTTATAAAAGAGGAAATATACCGAATCTAACCCAGATTTGTCGGGATGTAGCATAAGAACCTTTTTCTTGGCCCGTTTCAAATCCTCAGTTGATATATCATATGTAGTCAAGTCGAATAATCCTAGCAATTCTTCTAGTGAATACGACTGAATATTCAAATTATGCGTGGGCTTGGACATATTGCTAAAAAGTGACGGATATATAAGAGGATAATAAAATATTATATCCATTCTGAACTCTTATATCCACTCCATTTACGTTTTTGTCCATTCGGCGTGTTATTTATGTAAATAATATTATCGCGCCATAATAAAATGAATTCTACCAATAATCATTTAGGGGGGGACGGAAAAAAACGTGGAGGAAAAAAGAATAAACGACTCGGTGAAAAGGACATATTAGCGGAATACTATTCGGAAAACCCTCCTGCGTTTGAGGAGCAACGTTCCACATACGAAAATATGCAATACTTATCACAGAAGGAAAAGGACGAATTTGAACAAAAATTCACTCGTCCGAAAACGAAGAGTCAAGAAATTTACGCCTCCATGTTACGGTCAAAATCCAAGAAGATTGTGATTGCGACAGGTCCCGCCGGAACTGGTAAGACTATGTTTGCGACAGAATTCGCAATCCGCAACTTTTTACTTGGAAAATGTGAACGAATCGTGTTCACTCGACCATCTGTCGCAGTTGACGAGGAGCTCGGGTTTCTTCCCGGAACATTGGAAGACAAGATGGCTCCTTGGATACGTCCTATATATGATATTTTGTATCAATTCATGACCCCGAGGGAGGTGACGGAGTTAATGGAGGATAAGGTTATCGAAATCGCCCCTCTCGGATTCATGAGAGGGAGAACGTTTAAAAATTGCTGGATTGTCGCAGATGAAATGCAAAACTCGACAATATCACAAATGAAAATGCTTTTGACTCGCTTAGGCGAGAATAGTCGTTTGGTAATTACCGGCGATTTAGATCAGCACGATAAGGTGTCTGAACACAACGGTTTAGAGGATTTCTTGGACAAATTCCGCGGGAAGAGATCAACAAGCATCGGTAGCTTTGAATTTGATCGTAGCGATATCCAAAGAGAAGAGGTCGTTAAGGAAATATTGGATATTTATGCAGGTGAACACATACCGACTGGATATACATCGACCGACAACCCAACCGATGATAAATAAACGTTTTGGAGGGACACGTAGGCGCTAGCCGAAGTTTCCCGAGTGAACTCCAGAGATATGCGAAGCATCTCGAAGAAGTTTACTCTGAAACATCAATTATATTTTCATACCATATATTATAACAATTATTTGGTATGAGAAGTCTATTTAATAAACTGCCTGATTTTTCAGAACTATTGCATAGCAAAATCCTGTTATATATATTAGTGTTTGTATCTATAATCAATATATTTACGTATGTATCAACAAACAATCAAACATACGCGGGTTTTATGATATTAATCGGCTTCCTAACATCGTTTTTTAGTAAAAATATGATAGTTATTATGTTTACAGCCATCGCTATAACGAATCTTATTCGTTTTGGGATGGAAACTAGCGCCCAAATGAGAGAAGGATTTGATATGGCCGGTTTAGACGAATTAACAAAGCATTTGACGGAAAAGGCCGATGATACCGCGCCTACGACTGCTTCAACTTCTACGGGTGAAGATTCTAACGAGGCTGAGAAACAAATGACGGCCACAATTGACGCAAAGTTAGAGGAATTGATACGAACAATCGATTCCAATGGGATGATAGATAAATTGGATAAATCATCCGACGCAAAGCAATTGAAAGATGCGCGAGATAAATTGGAACTTGCTTTGAAACACATCGATCAGATTACAAATGCGCAACAACGCGATAAGGTAAAATCGTTACTCGCAGTGCAATTGAAAATGGTCGAATATCTGGCCGGTATATCACCATTAGTCGGTGAATTCAAATTAGCATTAAGCTCTATTAAGAAGTAGGTGCATTCGACTAACGTTTGAAGCGATCCGTAGCCGAATGCGAAGCCTAAGTTGCCGTCCATACTCATCCGATTATTAGTGATCGGATGAAGTTCGTTAACAAATTATACACTCTCCATATATAGAAAGAAAGTAATTAACATGGATTTTATGTCGCCCCCCATGGTGGCGGTCGATATCATCGGGACCATCGTCGATGTTGCGATAAGCACAAGTGATTTAATTACTACAATAACCGATGTTGTTATCTCAGGTGTAAACTTGTTCGCAGGGTTTGCGAGAATGATTATACAGATTGCGTTGATGGGAATGCAGGCCGTATCGGCTGTATTTAATGCAGTCGGGTTCGCATTATTAATAACATTATTTGCGACAACAATTAGTATTTTAATAGCGACATCACAAGAATTTGCGGAAGGTATAGGAAATCATATACGATGTGGCGGGAAGGAATTTAAAACGGGATGGGACAATACAGTCAAAACCCTTGGTATCATGGCCGATTGTTCATGGGACAAATTTATCAACTTTCTAAACGGCAATTGCACGCGATATTACATCGTAGATATGTTATTTGGATTATTGTATGGTATATTTGTCCAGTTGCCGATTGTATTAATTAAGGCAATATTTGGTATCGATCTGCAATTTATAGTCGATTTTTTATACGAACTTATTCTGGTGCCCATGGACGAAATGTTTTATGCGATTTCAGGGTTTCATTTAGTAAAATGGTCAGACTCCGTCATTGACGAATGTTACCGGTGCAAGGGTAAATATACATTTGCTTCGGGCAGAGAAGTTTACCTATATAAAACTCTGAACGAATGGGCAAGATTGTTTGATTGCAGCACAGAACAAATAAAGAACGGATTCGTTAAGATATTCACATCATTAATTCCAAGTCAGAAATGGGGCGCTTGGATGAACGGAGAACATAAACCCGGATGGGATGACGAACCCGGGTTTTGGTAACGGATCGCCACCATCTACGTTTTACACATATTCTCATTCAACCCGCTCATTTGTATACAAATTTAATTCGTGTGTATCCCAAAACACGTCCTAACCCTCTTACACCAGCACCTCTCATATCATAATAACATATTTCAAAATCATTGTTGAAGTAGTAGTTATATTCATATGATAACATTAAATGCGGTTGATTATCAAACGCAAACTCAAAATAAAAACATGTATAATTTCGTCCTGTTACAGTATTTTTCATAATTTTTTGTTTTTTATCGATAATTGGTGTAATTATAGTATATCGTTTGTCGTATTTATGGATTACATTTACAAATTTATGATAATCTATGTGATTTTTTTGTTTATACTTAAACTTAATACGCCCATCATATTCACATATGATATTTACTAATTCATATGGAAGTTTTTTAAATAAATTATCTGCATTATTCATTATATTAATATTAACAACGAATAATATCTTTATATTTATTCTTTTAGCAGTTTGAATGAGAAACGGTGTAATGCAAACCTAACTTAGGCGTTGCCTTCGGCTGCTGACCGATTCAAAACTCCTTCTGCGATCGCCTACGCCCCCCTCCAAAATATGTCTAACCATATCATATAGATGGCTAGACCTCCCTCGCTGAAACCGATTGGAAAAAAATGCATACCTGGACTATTTTGCATAGAAAACATGACCATGTTTTTGCTATTTGTATTACTAATTATAGTAATTTACATGTATTATTCGCAAATTGTAAAAGTCAAGACGACATCAACTACCTTTCCCATTTCTCAACCAATTGTGATAATTCCACCAATCGCGGATGTGGCCCCGCCCGCCCTTATTGCGACTTCTACTCGAAATGATCCATTACATAGCGACTATGCGCCCCCGTTAAAGATTGAGGGAGGGGGTCAAATGAGTTATGGCGTGCCTATTAATATTAAGACGCGCGGATATGAGGGAAATTATTCACAGTTGGGTATTTTAACAAAAGATAGTGGATCCGATGCTATGATTTTACCGTTGATGGGGCGACGAAGCAGTGCAGGTCGAGATAAGCATCAATATTATACTATGACGAATACTGCTGGTAATATAAATACCAAATTGCCCGTAAGTGTAAAGGGACGAAGTTGCACGGCAGATATGGGTTGCGATGAAGTTTATAATGGCGATACCGTCTACGTAGAGGGGTATAACGAGACATTTAGAGCGACTATTTACGAAAATGCATTGTATTCATACATTCCTTGGTTGGCTTGAAGTTAAAAATATAGCTAGATTATAGAAAGAATATGCGAACATTAAGAAAAAAAACGTATATTCGCGGCGGAGCTGGTAAAAAACCGCTTATTAAAATATTGAACGAATTGTTAGGGTTAGAATTTCCAAACGAAATTCGTATAGCCGGGACACCAGAAGCCGAAGCGGCATATAATTCGGGGATAACGGAATATAATGCAGGGCTAGATGAAAGAAAAAACATAGCAAAAAAACAATTACAGAGAGACGAAGCCCGCAAATTAGAGAACGAGAAATGGGAAAAAGAACGACCGTCGCGAGAGTTACGTGCGAAAACATTATTGTCTGAAAAATCAAATTCGGAATTGACCGAAAAAATGACTCGACTTCGTATGGACAAATACAAATTTCAATTTGATGGCGAAGACACCAGTGAAAGTGAAAAAACTACGATTACAAATATTATAACTCGATTAAATGATATTTTACGAATGAATGAACTTAAAATATATAGCGGTAATGCTAATCCAAACGTCGTGCAAATTGTAACAACAACTGAGGATCAATCATCTACCGTTCAAAAAACCACACGTGAAGAGATTGAAGTTGTATAACTTAGGCTTCGCCTTGGACTACGGATCGCTTCAAAATTAAACATTTAGTCGATCTATTTTTGATGGGAAACGAAGCAGAACTTCGGTTCGCATCGCCTCATCTACGTTTTCGTCCAAATAGATAATATACTTATACATATATACAGATACAGATATGTCCGGATTTGATTTAACAAAAGAAGCAGATACATCAAAAACTATATCCGTAAATTATTTGCCTATGGGTATAACGAATATTAACCTCGATAAGACACAGAACTGGATTTCGGGTATATGTGGTAGAGGATCATCTTCAAATGTGACGTATGTCGAAAATGGCGTTACTCGCGAATTTAAGGCCGATAAAATGTGGATAGTAAGTAATCAAGGAGGAACAACTAACTTACAACAAGTAAGAGGTGTTGACTACAACGCAGAGCTATTTATACGCAATGTAGATACAAATAATGGTAACCCCATGTATTTGTGTTATCTTTTGAAGGTATCCTCAGTTGGAAGTCAAACTGGTCAAATTGATACGATTACACGAGCGGCAACTGCTGACCCTGCCGTTACATCATTGAATGTTGATTTAAATGCGGATATATTCAAAAAGTCCGCACCGGGCGCAAAGTATATACAATATACCAGCAAAACCAAGGGAAGCGGGAGACATGTGTTTATTTACTCCGAGCCAATTAACGTAACTGCTGTCGCAATTTTAGGATTGGAAAATAATGTAGAATCGTTTGATATGACCTCGACCGAATATTCGATTATACAGTCTTCTGTTCCTGGAGATTGGATGGAGTGTGATTATGTTCCGATCGATTCTGAAGACGTTGCGGTATATAATCTACCAGTTGCGAGTGGACTAGTCCAAGATCAATCTGCTAATCAATCCCTTAAAACGATGGTGATGTTTATATTATTTGTAGTCTTTATCGGCGCAGCATATTCGGTAATTCCCGTAGCATACATGTATGCTGTGAAAATGATTTATGATTTTTTTGAAGTCACACAGGACAGTGCCCAGCGCGAATACTTATCAAAAATAAACACGGCCATGACTATATTGCTAGCAGGAACATCCGTTATATTACTGTTCATCGGAGCAGGAGTATTTGGAGATACATCGAATATACCAAATGCGAGTTTATTGTTATTAATTGGTATGTGTCTGGGTATATTTTATATGTTGGGTATCGTAATATTAAAATCGAGAACTTCAATAGACAAGAATTGGCCGATTGCACAAATCCAAGAAGAAATGGCTCGCCGTTAAACTCGTTGAATAATAAATAATTTCAGACTAACATGAAATTATTTATCCAATAACCGACTTTATGTCCTATGCAAAAGAGGCGCCAGTAGTATTTGTCGCAACGGGCTTGAATGTAGTTTGCATGAATGTGATTTTTTCACTTTTTCCAATTGGCGCTCGCTCCAGAACAATTTGCTCTTCCAAGGTTACCGGTTGAGTCGATCCGGGTCGAACATTTCGCGGTTCTTCTGTGGGGGTCGCTTCCGCAACCTGTTTCTCGGCTGCAACCTGTTTTTGTTCCGAGGTCTTCGTTTCACGCACATAGTGAACCGTGTGCTTAACGACCGCGCTGCGACGTAATAGCGTATATGCGACAAACAAATACAATACGGCTAGAACTGGATGGGAATACACAAATAATGCGACAGTAATTGCAAAAATTACGAGCAGACCAAATGGCGATTCAATGTAGGGGGATAGACCACTTGGTGTGGAGACGGGGAAAACAAGATACATTATAAATACCACTAAAACGAGAACTTCGGGGAGAGTAACCCTTTTTAGAAGAGATCGAAAATTCATTATATAGGATACTCTGATATATTCCTATTAAACATTCTGCTATCGCCGACGGAGTTCACACCGAAAAATTTCTTAGATATAAAATTGAAATATTTGAATAGTTGTATAATGTAACTAAATTAAATGTCTACACAATGGAAACGTCGATCATTGTTACAATCAAAGGGTAAAAAAAAGGCGGACTCTAAATGCCCGGCTACACTAACGGATGAATGTAAGGAGCAGATCAGATTGGGATCTTATCTTGGAAAAAAAGGGTATACGATTCCGCGCGAATTACTATCAGAGACGGAGTTGGAATTTCTACACAAGGACCTGTTAGTAAAACCGGAAACAGTCGGACCAGCATATGGGATGCCTGGAGCGCAAGACGAATGTGCATTCCCGGTGTATCGCGAAAACGATAAAAAAATATACATTCCAAGATTTTATGGAATTGAACGATATGGATTACCCGATCGATCGGAAATAACGTGTGGCGAAGATATATCTGTAACTTTCGCTAAACCTTTGCGCGATTATCAAGACAATATTGTGGATGTGTATATGAACCATAGTAAACAAGCCATATGTGGCGGTTCATCAAATATTGGTAATGGAGGCATACTCGAAGTCCCGTGCGGAAGGGGGAAATGTTTGGGAAAAAATACCCAGATTTTAATGTTTGATGGAAGTATTAAATTGGTGCAGGATGTTTGTGTCGGTGATCTATTAATGGGCGATGATTCAACACCAAGAACCGTATTGACTTTGGCTCGCGGTCGAGAAATGATGTATAAAGTGAACGAAGTTTCGCTCCATGATTCAAATAAAGTCAAAAACGGCACTGGATATATCGTTAACGAAAGCCACATTTTGTCTCTTAAATACAAAAAGCACGAAAATATTGTAGACCTTTCCGTCAAAGAGTATATTAAGCATGTCGACCAGGAGAAATTATGCGGATATCGCGTTCCGATTCACTTCCCAAAGTTACATGTTCGATCAAATCCATATGTAATGGGAATTTGGTTATGTAAACTGAACACGGGCGACCGTTATTTATCAGAGGAATTGATACATTATAACGTATGCGAAAATGACCCGCGCATTCCACATGAATTTAAATGTAACGCACAAGGTATTCGATTAAATTTGCTAGCGGGAATTATTGATTATGGCGGAAATTACCACGAAAATTGTTATGAGTGCACTTTCCCATACTTGCTATTTACAAATGATATCGTATTTACAGCAAGATCGTTGGGGTATTCTGCACATATACGCACAACCGAAAATGCGTCCAATACAAGAACACTTTATACAGTGATTATTTCGGGCGCGGGATTGGATGAAATACCGGTTAAAAATATATACAAAACATTTAATTTTGTATCGAAATCAAGTAGTTTTGGATTAAAATCTGAAGATGTTAGTAGAAGGAGTCTATTATATCCGATACAACTCGAGCCAATTGGTATTGATGATTATTATGGATTTGAAATTGACGGAAATCGCAGGTTTGTATTAGGCGATTTCACCGTTACTCACAATACCGTCATGGCGTTAAAAATAATATCACTCGTCCAAAAGAAAACGTTGATTATCGTTCACAAAGAGTTCTTAATGAATCAGTGGATTGATCGCGCGGCCGAATTCTTACCCGGTGCTAAAATAGGCAAGATTCAAGCATCAACATTTGATGTAGAAGGAAAGGATATTGTGATTGGTATGTTACAAACGTTATACGATCGAGCCCTTCCAGAGAACGCATTTGATTCTTTTGGATTGACTATTGTGGACGAAGTTCATCGTATTGGAAGCGAACAATTTTCCAAGACACTGCTCCGCGTAGTTAGTCCAAATATGCTGGGTATTTCGGCAACTGTCGATCGTAAGGATAAGTTGACGAAGGTGCTATATATGTTTATTGGTCCAAAAATATATACGGAATCGCGCAACAGCGACGACCCGGTTTGCGTGCGTGCACTAGAATATATATCGTCTGACCCACAATTCAATGAAACCGAATATGATTTTAGAGGTCAGGCAAAGTATAGCACTATGATATCAAAATTGTGCGAGTTCGGTCCGCGCAGCGATTTCATTGTTCGTGTTTTGGCCGATTTGGTGAAGGAAGGGCGAGAACGTGAACAAGATCCACAAATCATGGTCCTGTGTCATAATCGTTCTCTTTTGAAATACTTCTACGAGGCAATTCAACACCGAGGATTCGCCACAGTGGGATATTATGTGGGCGGTATGAAACAGTCAGCACTACAGGAAACGGAGGAAAAACAAATCGTGCTGGCGACATATGCGATGGCTGCTGAAGCACTTGATATCAAAACCCTTTCTGTATTGCTAATGGCTACACCGAAGACCGATATCACACAATCAATTGGACGAATATTACGGGTTAGACACGAGAACCCGATTGTAGTAGATATTGTAGACAGGCATGACGTATTTCAAAATCAGTGGAGACAAAGAAAAACATTCTATCGCAAATGTAATTATCGTATTCTAGCGATGGACAGTGTGCGATATCAAGGTATGAGTTTGGACTGGAAGGTAGACAAAACGTGGTCGAAGGTATTTGAACCACGCATATCAAATGCGAACTCAGATGAAAAACCCACAACGAATAAAAAATGTATGATTTCGATCGCGGATTTGGACATCAGCGACGAAGTATGAATAATGAAAACGTAGGAGTTAGTTTAGATAGTAAAATACAATTCTCGTTTCCTCGTATATGACTCAGTTAATACAAACTATTTTTTTTTCTATTATCATTGTTTATTTACTAGACTATTTACTCACATATTTTAGAGATACTTATACTACTAAAAAAACAAAAGACGTTGTCGGAGTTCATATTAAAAAGTATCAATCGATTATGGATGAAATGCGCGGGTCTTCGTATGATAATACGAACTCTACTATGAATATTACGAATACGTTGAGTAAACAGGAACTCCTCTCAATGAACGAAGAATTGGAATCACTGCTGCAGTTAGAGTTGGAGGGTAATCGTTAATTATATTTATTAAAACTATATAGAAGATTCGATAGTTATAGTATAACACACACATTTATATAATGTCTATCACGCCAAATTTAATGTCCGATCTACTCGGACGATTGCCCAATTTCGAACTTTCCTATGAAACAATTTCACATAAGAAAGTTTCTACAGATTATAACATTACTTTAGCCGTACCCTATGGTAAGAAGGCCTATATTTGGTTTACATTCCTAAGAGATAAGGATGTATGTTTATTGCTTGAAATCGGACGTGAAAAACAGGTCACTTCTATGAAATTATTATCAGATGTGAATATTCCCCGCCATCTAGCATATGGAACTATTTTATACGGAAGTGTATGCGAAACGCCTGACGTAGGGCAATGTTTTGTATTCGAAGACATTTTTTATAGCAAGGGTGTTTCAATTGCGAAGCAGCCATTTGGTGAAAAACTCGGATTCCTATATGAATTATTCACATGTTTTCCCGATTGTTTTTCACAAAATAAGAACCTTCCTATAGTCATGCCTGTATGCTGGCCATTAACCAACGATTCTAATAGTCACGTTCCAGATCATATTCAGTCACAAATACCGTATACTGTCCACCATATTCAACACCGTGCACTTCATGTGATCGTACCATATATAAATATTCCGTTTACGAGGAATATCCTTTCTTCGGCGAAGCCGACTGTGAATACAACCAGCCCGCTATTATTTATTCCTCCCAATTTGCCTCGATTTGATTATTCGAAAATGCAATACAAACAACCAACCACATTCGAAATCAAAGCAGACCTGCAAAACGATATTTATCACATGTATGCATTTGGTAAAGGTTCAGACCGCGTGTATTGCGGAATAGCGTATATACCAAGTTACAAAACAAGTCATTTTATGAACGCCATTTTTAGAAATATAAAAGAGAATAGAAATTTAGACGCTCTTGAGGAAAGCGACGACGAAGAAGACTTTCAAAATATGCGAGACGATAAATATGTAGATTTGCAAAAAACCGTTTCAATTGAATGCACATATATGTCGAAATTTCGCAGATGGGTCCCGACGAAGACGGTAAACGGACGGGGGCAAATTGTTAATATTCGCCAGTTATAATAGACGAAAACGTAGGAGAAGAGCACTTTATTTCTAATGTATATATAATAATGCAATCTACAGGAGACGTTTTACCACCGTATGCAAGTTTATTGAATCCAATCAGCGCACAGCCAACCGGTTTATATAATGCCCAACTATATAGCGCTGCATACACCAGCCCGTCTGGATTTATTTTGCCTTCAGTGAATGGCGGATTAATAGGCGCTACAAAAACCACACCCCAATCATGTGGACAAAAACGTAGACGCTAACTACACTCATTTACAAAATTGATTATAATATTACATTTGGTGTAATATTATACATTCCCTTAAATAATTATCAAAATATGATTCCAGTTCCATTGTTGATTGTGATTGGTGTGGTCGGTGCAGTAGTAGGCGCGATCGTTTTAGAATCGCTGTATTTTATTGGGCGTAATTTATTACGCAGAGTAGATAAAAAACCACCACTTAGTGAGTCTGACGATAGTGCTAAAAATAATATTCCTATGGGTAACCTATAGTTTTGAAGCGATCCGTGACCGAAAGAGTTGGACAAAAACGTAGGCGCCGGTCAAATGATTATTCGCGCATTTGCTTTCTGCGTGTTCGCCTCTGTTTTTTCACGCGATTTCGAGTTTTTCCACCCATTCTAGATTCGGTCGGAGATTGACCGAATGGGGTGTCACGATCAGATCCGCTGGTATTAGCCTCGCTCATCGGAAACCCAGGAGAATCCAATTGAGGCCCAAGAGAACTCATTTCGGGGCCAATAGAACTCATTTCAGACATCATTGGACTAGATTGCGCCAAAGTATTCTCACTCGGAATTTTGCTCGTTAAACATTCAACGAGCTTATTATTCGTATCCGCAAAATTCTTGTTTGCGGACTCGAGCTGACCCAATAGGTTGCGAATTTGTTCATCCTTGTCGCTCAATAATTTTATCAAATCACCTACAACTGGTTCTGTGCTTTTGGGTTCATTCATGACGAAATCGTCTTCCTTCATCGATTCGTTATCCGAAGATGCATCCATTGACGGAGATTCCTCTATACTCGAGGGTGAAGGTGCTACGCTTTCCATTTCATTGTTGAATGAGTCGGTTACACTTTTATATACATTATCAAACAAACTAGGTGCGGGCGCATCCTTTGCTGATGTATCATCTTTCGGAAATGAATTATCAATAGGAGAAATAGTTACTGGAGGACTAGGCGTGTCGACACTTCCAGGCATACTTTCGATTGGTGTTTCAACACTTCCAGACATATTCATATTATCAGGAGTTGCGATTGACGTTTCAACGCTTCTGGGCATACTTTCGATTGATGGACTAGGGGTATCGACACTTCCAGACATATTCATATCATCGGGAGTTGCTATTGACGTTTTAACGCTTCCGGACATACTTTCGATTGATGGACTAGGGGTATCGACACTTCCGGTCATATTCACATTATCCTGAATCGTCGGTGTTTCAATACTTCCTGAAGTGGTCGACATATTCGCACTATTGGTTGCGGTCGAATTTGGCGTTTCCGCACCTCCAAAAAGGCTTTCAAAAAATCCACCACCATTCATCTTAGGTACGCGATAAATTCGCTTACGAGACATACGTTTCGATCCAGATGGTCTATAAATAGAATGGGAATTACTTTTTGTAAGTTTCGGCATACAAACTATATAATATCCAAACAAAAATAAATGCCGAGTGAAACATCCTTCGTCAAAATGAATATCTAAATGGATATAAATACTTGCTAAATATATAATTTACAAGAGGAAATGGTATCTATAGTAATTGTTGAAAAAACGGGTGTTCTGAAATGCGTTACGATGAAAACATACGACGAATCCGAACTTTATAAAAAGGCCGGTTTAAAAACCGAGAGTGGATTTGTCCGCCATACGACATGGAAGTTGGGGTCAAATGTGAATATCCAACTTTTCGGTAAAACAACCGGTCGTGCGGGCCAAGAAAATAAGTATGATTTCCCTCCACCCGTGGACAGTAAATTATTTTTTGGTTCGTGCATATTGGTGAATAATTCTGATGGTGGCGACGTCTTAGATTTGAGTATCAAACAGTGGGAAGTTGTATATGAAAAACTATTTGGCGGTTTCGAAGATATCGGAAACGAAGATAGTGATGACGAAGATGACGACGACGAGGATGAGGATGCTCCCAGAACAAAGGAGGGTTACGTCAAGGATGAATTTGTCGTTGACGACGACGAAGAGGAGGAAGAAGAGGAGGAAGAAGAGGAGGAAGAGGAAGAAGATGCCGACGACGACGATGACGAAGACGAGGCACCAAAACGCAAGAAAAAGCCCGCAACGAAGAGATCTATTAAGAATAAGCGAAAGATTGCTGTATGTGCGAATGTATTTACATCAGTTGAATCAACGGCTGAAGGCGAATATTTGGATTGCACGAGTGAGTTGGTCGAAGAAGATTATGTATAAAACTCATTCGAATATACATGACCCCTCCAATATTTTGCATGGAAACGTGTGCGCTAGACGAAGGTCAAACGTATTTTAGACCGAATTCCATATAAAACGGGTGATATATTATGTAAAAAATTGTTTATTATATAAATATATGTATATATAATGAACATAATTTGCCTATTGTCGGTAAGACCGTGCGCCGAAACATACGATTTTTTTAAATCTATAAAATTAAATACACAATACGAGGTATATATTGTTATCGACGACAATAATTATAATATTCCAAATTATGATGGTATTGTTAACGTAATAAAAATAGATAACAATGAGTGTGAAATGAGTGGGTTTAAAAGCACCGTTTTATGGCTCGATAATATAGCATGTTCCCGAGACAAGGCATTATATTATTTTACAAAGGAATCCATTGATTATAATTATATATGGTTTGTCGAAGAAGACGTTTTCATTCCAAATATTCATACAATTGAAAATCTAGACAAAAAATATGAATCTGAATCTAAATATGATTTATTAGTTTCTGGTCATGAAGTTATAACTCAGAAACGCACCAACTGGCATTGGAAACATGTTAACAGACAAATAAAAATAAACCCACCATATGGATGTGCAATGATATGTGCTATACGGTGTTCAAAAGCATTGTTGAATAGTATCAAAGAATATGCTACCGCGCATAAAAATTTATTTTTGGATGAGGCGTTATTCAATACATTGGCTATTCATAATAATTTAAACGTTTTATCTATAAATGAATTGTCTAGCATCGTTTATCGAAAAAATTGGAAGAAATCTGATATAGTAGATACAAATTTATACCATCCAATTAAAAATATAAAAACGCAGATTTCTTATAGAAAATAATATTATAATCTGTATGGAAACATAGGCTCTAGCTCAAATTACTAAGTTAACTCCCGCGTATTATCGGCGGAATTTTATACGCCGATACTATGGAATATATGTAAACATACAAAATTGATTTAAAATAATATAACATATGTATTACAATTATCAAATATTACGATGCATCGTATTACAAATTCAGAGATCTTTCGCGAAAATGTTCGTTCAAAATTCCAAAAGTTGTTATCATTGAATACTGATACTGCAGGTATAAATTTGGAAAAAGGAGTGTATAATTATTCGATTAAAGAAGCGACTCGCCAAAAAACAGTCAAGAAGTGGGAGAACCCTCAATTTGTAACTATATACACGGCGCGTCTGCGTTCAATTTATTTGAATCTTATGAATTCACCATTACTTCGCGAACAATTGTGTAATGGTGAAGTGCTACCGCAAAATGTAGCATTTATGACCCACCAGGAATATAAGCCAGAACGATGGAAGGAGCTAATCGAGAAAAAAATGAAGCGCGATGCGTCAAAATATACCGAGAATATTCAGGCGTCTACTGATATGTATACATGCAAAAAATGCAAATCAACCAGATGCACATACTATGAAATGCAGACACGAAGTGCGGATGAACCGGCAACTATCTTCGTGACATGTTTGGATTGCGGTAAACATTGGCGGTCATAAATTTCGGCAGGCGCCTGCGTATTCATCGTATCTGAAAAACTCTAACAAATATCTGTATATAACATATATTATGGCTACAACTCCTTGTAAACTTCCCACCTCTTCCGACAAATGGCGATACACCCTGTGGACAACTCTTGTTTTTTTGATTATAATTAACTCATATACGTATAAAATAACCCAGAGACTGTTTAGTGGTATTTTAGGACAGATCGCAAATCCGATAACCGGAATACCTACGACCACGGGGATCGCACTACATGCGGTTGTATTTACATTGATCATTCGTTACATGATGGATTTTGATATTTAATAAATTATGTATTTATTTATTTTAGATGAAAAATAAAGATATTTAAGATCTTTATTTTTGGATTGGAGCAACCTGTAGCCGAAGGTGAGTTTTTACGACTTAATTGAAATTTCCCGAGTGAACTCCGTATATCTGCGAATCATTGGGGCAGGAGTTTGAAAAGGGGTAAACTTCGAAGACAATCATTTTATCCAAACTATTTTTATTTTCAATATGTATATTTGTCTTGCCTATATAATAAGTCTGAACGATTAGCAGTAAGTGAACCAGTGTATGGTTCATTTTATAAAATGGTTTGATAAATGTGACCAAAATAATTAAATATAATATAGTCAAATTACACGCACCATAATACAAATCATTTGAATTGTATATGAGATATAGCGCGTCCATCACAATTGGAACACCACCGATAATACTTAAACGGCGATTATGTAAATGATGTATTTCACCATATACAAACCGATCCTTGTGTAGACACATTGAACTTAGCATATATTTGAGATTAAATGCCGCAAGTGTATTATATAAAAACGAGGCGAATATCCAAATGGTTATTCTGGACGATGCGATCATATTTGTTAAAACCGATAAAAACACGCGTCCATGAATGCTCATCATGTCGTTTATAAACGGGTCTAGTCGTTTGATTGCGACACAATCAAATTGGTCTCCTTCAGATAAAAGCGATTCGTAATTGGTTCGATGGTAATAATAACTAGTTACACTAATTAATGCGATTCCCGCAATATCCAAATAATAATGATGGAAAATAGTATTGATATGTGGACTATATACATAATATGCTACAAAGAGGTTTACAAATATTGTATATTGCAACATGAATTCACTATATTCAAATCGATTTATTCGACTACATGTCGCCTTATATATTTTTTTAAGAATAATCGAAAACCAGTATAAATTTAAACAAAACATTCCTACCATAGTCGCATATTTTCCGATTAATGGTATATAAGATGTGTCGTATTGGGTATACCAGCTATGAGAAACCGGATTTATAATTATATTGTGAAAATAGTTAAATATGCGATATTTGAAAAAAAGAGAAATAAACATAATATTTGATAAGTTGCTGATTGCAGACGTAATACATGTTTTGGGCGCATAGGTATCGAGAAAATAACCAAATGTATAAAATATAGTTGAGTATTCTGCAGCAAAGCCTTGTTGTAAGAGGTATACACTCGCGTCGTCGCTCATATTGTATGCATAATATGATATTAACCCGCTTAATCCCACGGCATGATGTATATAAAATTCTCCTTTCGCGAACAACATATCAACGCTCAATTGTGTGAATATTACTTTACATAAGGTCGGAAATAACGTTGGAAACAAATTTAGTGTAGCGAAACTCAATACTGATATCGCAAAACTTGACGCATTTTGATAAAATTCTACTAATTTAGGTGCAGGATAGAACCCTAATAGATTTACTAACATACTAATATATGTTAGTAAATGCTAATGTTTAAGTTATTTGAATATATTTCTATCGAAACGTCGGGTTAGAATATTTTTCAACTAATACACATAATCGGTTATATGAAGCGACTTATCGTCACCGGTTTCATTTACATACTTCCCATTTGATGCAAGTCCATTTGCTTGAGCACGTTTGAGTAACACCATTTGCGCAGCCGCAACATTTTCGGGTTTACCCTTCCACATATCCAACACACTTGCTTGCAATGCGCGACCATATGAAAAAGTCAGACGCCATGGTTTCACCGCCTCGTATTTATTTATTTCGTTCAACGCCATGCTGGCTTCTATTTCAGACATACCACCCGACAAAAATACAATACCGGGCATATTCACAGGGACCGTTCGTTGTAATGCGTCGATCGTATATCTTGCGATCGCAATATTGTCTGGTTCACTATTTGAAGATACGCCCGGCCGCACCATATTCGGTTTAAGCAATGTGCATTCAACGTCCACATTATGACGAATCATTTCACTATATACAACGCTCAACACTCTAATCGCAGCATCACATGCTTGTTGAATAGTATGAGTTCCGTCCATTAAAATTTCCGGTTCTACAATTGGTACTAATCCATTATTAATGCAAATCGATGCATATCGAGCGAGTGTTACTGCATTTTCATGAATAGACAAATCGGATGGTAGATTC